AGTCCAACGCCTAGAATCCACACTCCACTCAATGATTTACCATCCAGGGGACTGGAAATCATCGATTTTGCATCATCACTGAAAATGAATCTCATGCCCTGGCAAAAATTTGTCCTTGAACATTCACATAAAATTTTGCCAAATGGAAAATACGCCACACCATTGACCTGCACGATTGTGAGCCGACAGTCTGGAAAATCAACCTTGATGTTGCTGAGAATTTTGGCAGGAATGTTTTTATTTGATGAGTCATTGCAGATTTCATCAGCCCACAGATTGGTTACATCGCTGGAACAATTCCGCACCCTGGTTTCATTGATTGAATCAAATGATGAATTGGCCAAGAAGGTGAAGCGCATCAAATGGTCACATGGCAATGAGGAAATCGAGGTGCAGGGCAAAAATGGAATTAATAGATTTGCAATTAAGGCTGGTGGATCAGCAGCCCGCGGCACCAGTCCATCGACAGTGCATTTGGATGAATTAAGAGAACAGCACGATTTGGAATCGTTTGCATCATTGCGCTATTCACTACTGGCTGCCCAAAATCCAATGATCATGGCCTATTCATCGGCAGGTGATCAGCATTCAATTGTTTTAAATCAGCTGCGGGATAGGGGTATTGCGGCAGCGGCTGGAGCAAAAGATAACATCGCCTATTTTGAATGGTCAGCACCAACTGATGATGTTAATGATCCCGCAAACATTATTGCTGCCGTTCCAGCATTGGGATACACAATTCACTCAGACAATATCGAACAATTGTTAAATGATCCTCATGAGGTAGTCATGACTGAGGTTTTGAGTAGATGGGTCGCCACGATCACAGCGGCCATTGGTGAGATTGAATGGCGTTCATGTGAATCGCCTGATTTGGATTTAGACCCTGAAAAAATCACCTGGATGGCAATGGATCATTCACCTGATCGCAAACATGCGGCATTGGTTGCAGCCCAGCAAATTGGTGATGATAAATTTTTGATCAAATTGTTGCATACCTGGCAAAATGATTTGAGCCTGGATGATAAAGCCATTGCAAATGAAGCGGCTGCATATTGTCGAAAATACCCAATTGAATTTTTGGCCTATAGCAAAAGAACATCAGCCAGCGTTGCGGACAGGTTAAGGCCAGCAGGAATTCCAGTTTTGGAAGCCGATGGATTTTATCCGCAGGCATGTGATGAATTGATTTCAGCCATAAACAGCGGGCGGTTGCGGCACAAAAACCAGGAACAATTGACATTGCAAATGTTGTCAGCGGTTAAATTACCCAGGGGCGATGGTGGTTTTGTATTTGGGCGCAGGGCATCACAAAGCGCAATTTGCGCCGCGGTTGCCAGTGCGTTAGTCACACATTTTGCGACACGCCCATCCACGGATGTGGATATTTTGATCGGTTGATGGTAATTCACTGAAAAAATAGTCAGATGGGACTATTTGATCAGTTTAGAGTGACGACAAAATTAGCTGATCCATCCCCCGATGTTGCTGCAACAAATTTGGCACCAGTGCAAGCATTAGATTCAATTTTTAATCCAATGGGCGGTTTCAATACTGCAACGCGTGAGGAAGCCATGAGCATTCCAACCGTTGCCAGAGCGCGCAATATAATTTGCAGCGCAATTGCATCCATTCCAATTGTAATTCGCGATAAATCAACAGGCATGAGAGTTGATGCGCCGCGAGTGATCAATGATCCTGATCCTAGAATTCCGGGTTCAGCGAGTTGGGTTTGGTGTGCCGAGGATTTATTATTTTACGGTTACAGTTATTTTCAAATCACCGAATTGTATCAAGACACATTTCGTGTGCGATCAATGCAACGCATTGCACCATCAAGAGTTGCCGCGCAATTAAATTCCAACTCCACTGAGATCATCGGATACACAATTGATGGATATGCGATCCCAAATAGTGGGGTTGGATCATTGGTAGTTTTTTATGGAAATGATGAAGGATTATTAAACCGAGCAGGTCGAACGATTCGCACTGGTGCAGAGTTGGAACGAGCCGCAGCAAATTATGCGCGGGAGCCAATTCCATCAATGGTTTTAAAATCAAATGGTTCAGCATTGCCAGCAGATCGAATTCAAAAATTGTTGGATTCCTGGGGCATTGCTAGGCGCAACCGATCAACTGCATTTTTAAATGCTGATGTAACTATGGAACAAATTGGATTTGATCCTGAAAAATTACAATTGGCGGCTGCCCGATCTTATATCGCAACCGAATTAGCCAGGGCAATTGGCATCCCTGCATATTTTGTTGATGCTGAAACTGGTTCATCAATGACTTATTCAAATGCAACTACTGCATTGCGAACATTGCGTGATTTTTCATTGATTCCAATTGCAAACAGCATTGAACAAAGATTATCAATGCCGGACTTTACGCCATCATCACAAATTGCGCGCATGGATTTTGATTTTTATTTGCGCGGATCAAGTTATGAAAGGGCGCAAGTCTATGAAATACTCAATCGAATTGGCGTGATGACCGCTGATGAAATAAGACAACAAGAGGACATGGCACTATGAAACTGACAACACCAATGCAAATCACCGCAGCTGATTCTGAGTCCAGGACAATCACTGGCCGAATTGTTGCGTTTGGAGAACCTGCAAATGCATCAACTGGAAAAGTAGTTTTTGCAAAGGGCAGCATTTCTCCAAAAGATGTTTTTTTAAATTTAGAACATGATCGCACACGCAGAATTGGAAAAACACTGAGCATGCAGTTAAACGGTGACAAATCCATTGATGCCACATTTAAAATTGCAAAAACTACCGCAGGAAATGATGCGCTTGAAGAAGCCGCATCAGGACTCAGGGATGGATTTTCAATTGAATTGGCCGTGAATGATTATGAAATGCAAAAGGATGGCACTATGAAAGTGACATCAGGAGAATTGACAGGGGTTGCATTAGTTACCGAACCAGCAGTGAAATCTGCAAAGGTTTCCGAGGTGGCTGCAACTGAAGGAGAAAATTCTGAAGCGGAAAAAAATTCTGAATCAGATCAAACAAATACAAAGGAGAACGCAGTGACCGACAATCAAGCCGTTGAGCCTGCTGCACCAACTGAAACAGTTGATGTTGCATCAGCAGTTCAAGCGACATCAGCACCAGTCGCATACACAAAGCCACGCTCCCCAATTGTGGATAAACACACATATTTGGAGCATTTCTTAAAAGCAAATGTTTTGGGTGATGAGGATTCCCGCATTTATGTGCGCGCAGCCGATAACACCACATCAACTGCACCAGGTATGGTGCCAACACCACAATCAACCCAGGTGATCAATGCACTAGCAAATGGTGATCGCGGAATGATTGATGCATTGAGCCGTGAGGCTTTAGTTACTGAGGGCATGACATTTGAGTTGCCAAAAGTAACTGAGGTTCCAACCGTGGCAAATGTTGATGAAAATGATCCAGTTTCCGAATCACAATTGGAAGCCACATTTTTATCAGTGCCAGTTAAATCTTTTAAAGGCCGTGCAATCACTACGGTTGAATTGATTGACCGCAGCCGCCCCGAATACATAGCAGCCTTATTGCAAAATTTAGAGTTTGCTTATGCAAAAGTTACTGATGAATTTGCAACTGGAACAATTGCTGGAGTAGGCGGTGGCCAACAAGCCAGCGTTCATGCAAATGATGCTGAAGGATTTTTGGCATTCAATGCTGAAGCCGCAGCAGCAGTTTATGCATCATCATTGGGATTTGCGCAAAATTTAGTTGTATCACCTAGCCAATGGGCAAATATCATGGGTTACAATGACAATGGCGCACCACTTTACAATGCAGCGAATCCATCAAATGCAGCTGGAAATGTAACCGCTGGTAGTTTGCGTGGCCGCGTTAGTCCAGGGCTTGACCTTTATGTAAGCCGTTCAATTGGAGTCGCAGGTGGCACTACTGCCGCAGGTGATAAGTCAATGGTAGTCATCAATCCAAATGCATGGACATGGTATGAATCACCAAGATTTACACTTCGCACTGCAATTCAAAGTGATGGAACCGTTGATCTGCTTTATTATGGCTACGCAGCAATTGCACCAAAGATTCCTTATGGCGCATGCTGGAACCAGACCTGATAAGTAATCAAATAATCATGGGTTATGGTCGCTCCCGAACATAGCCCAGCCGAATGAAAGGATTCACTCATGCCCATCATTGATGCCGATGATTTGCGTGCCGTGTTGGGCGTGAGTGAATCACTTTATTCAAATGAGTATTTGGAACAAATAATTGCCAGTGCCGAACAAATTTGTTTGCCACTGCTTACCAGTTATTCATCAGGAATCGATGGTTATCAAATCAAATCAAACAAAATTTACTTTACGACAATCAGGCCAAATTTTTTTGTCGAGGGTCAATCAGTTGTCGTGACTGGTTGTGGTGACCTTGATGCAACTTACACAGTTGATGCCCGAACATCGAATGTGTATGTATTCGCTGCATCCGTCAATGAAGCGGACACAGTGGTCATGCCAGTCATCCCCGCTGGATTAGCCGCCCTTGATGGGTCGAGTGCGGCTGAGATTTATGCAAACAATGATGCAGTCAAAAATGCATTGTTAGGATTAAGCACTGACATATTCCAAGCCGTAATTGCACCAGGATCAAATGCCGAAGGTGTGGATTTTGCACAAACTATTTTCAGGACAGGCCGAAGCATGGTTAATCGCCAGTTTGGTTTATTAGCACCATTCATCGATGTTGAAACTATTGCCCAATGAGTGCATCAATTAGTGAGGTTCGCGATGAATTGGCAACTGCCCTGGGATCAATTGGAGCCACAGTTTATGGATGGGTTCCTGAGGCGATAATTCCACCCGCATGCGTAATTATTCCAGATTCACCTTATTTGGAATCAACTTTAATTTCAAAATCATCAGTAAGCGTTAAAATCAATTTTACAATTTCAGCTGCCGTGGCGTATAACTCAAACCCAGGCGCATTAGATAATTTGGAGCAATTAGTAATTCAAATTTTGGGAGCAATGCCTGATGGTTATGTGGTCGGAGATGTTCAAAGACCAACCATCACAAACATCAACACATCCTCAATTTTAATTGCAGACATTTCAGTCAGCACTTATTACAACCAAGATCAAGCATAGGAGAAAAAATGCCAACCACAATCATCACTGGTCGCGACATCACATTCACCATTGACGGTGACACTTATGATGCACAGGCCACATCCGCAATTTTGACAATTGCATCAACCATCAATACTTATCAGACATTGGATGGAAAAGCCTATTACACCACAGACACTCAGGGAACATTTGCGGTTGAAATGCTTGCAGATTGGCCTGCTGGTGGCTCATTGTGTAATGCGTTATGGACAGCGGCTGACACTGCACCAAATACTCCATTGGCAGTTTCATTCACCGCTGCAACTGGATCAGTTTTTGCATTTGATGTGCAACCAATTTTCCCATCAGCAGGCGGAACAGCACCTGATGCGCAAACGGTTTCATTATCATTCACTTGCGTAACCACTCCAACACTATAAAAAAAGAATCGGGAGCAAAAAAATGAAACTACCAATAAAAATTGAATACGGAAATGGTGAAGTCGAAACCTACATTGCCCAGCCACCTGAGTGGGCAAAATGGGAGCGTGAAACTGGAAACATCATTAGCCAAGCCCAGGAAAAGATTGGGATTAGCGATTTGTTATTTTTGGCTTATCACGCAATGAAAAGATCAACCACTAAACCAGTTAAACCATTTGAAGCCTGGTGTGATGGTGTGGTGGATGTGACGGTGGGAGTCGATGACCCAAAAGATACGAGCGGGGAAGCATAAATCGCCTATTGGTTGAATTGGCAATTGCCACATCAATTCCAATGCGTGAATGGGAAACCGCGGAACAAATACTGACTGCAATCGAGATTTTGGAGCATCAAAATGGCAAGTGACACAATCAAAATCACTTACGATTCATCAGAGATGCGCGGAATCATTAAAGCCCTAGATGCGATGGGCGAGCAAGCAATTGCCGAATCCAAAAAACAATCAGGCGCATTGGTTGAGTATTTAAGGCGAAAAATCATTGATGCATCATTTAACACAAACAATCAAGCCGATGATCGAATTGCCGAAGGATCACAATTGAGCAGGACAAAACGATCAGCAATTGGTGAATTAAGCATTGGTTTTGCCAGGCAAAAATTTAGCGGCGGTGGAACTACTCAACAATTGTGGGGCGGTTATGAATTTGGTTCAAATAAATATAAACAATTTCCGAGTTGGTCAGGCAAATTTGGCCGGGGTTCCAGGGGTTGGTTTATTTATCCGACATTGAGGGAAAATCAACCATACATTATTGATCAATGGGAGTCAGCATTTGATCGAATTGTGAAGGAGTGGTCATAATGGCAACTGGATCGCGGACTTTAAAATTAGCAATTTTGGCTGAGACAAAACAATTAGTTGATAATCTAAAATCAGCTGAAAAGGATGTTCAAACATTTGGCGACAAAATGGGCGACATTGGCAAAAAAGTTGGATTGGCATTTGCTGCCGCTACCGCAGCGGCTGGAGCCTATGCAATAAAAATTGGTGTTGATGGAGTCAAATCTGCAATTGAGGATGAAGCCGCACAATTGAGATTGGCCAGCGCATTGAGAAGCGCAACAGGTGCCACTGATGACCAAATTAAAGCCACTGAGGATTACATTTCAAAAACACAGTTGGCAACAGGTGTGACTGATACTGATTTGAGAAATTCATTCCAGAGATTGGCCGTCACCACAAAGGATGTTGGATCATCGCAAAAATTGTTGAATTTGGCATTGGATGTGTCAAAAGGCAGCGGAAAAGATTTGGCAACCGTCACCGAAGCCCTGGCAAAATCTTATGAGGGACAGGATGCAAAATTAGCCAAATTGGGCATTGGATTATCAGCAGCCGATTTAAAGGCAATGGATTTCACACAAACACAAATTGCACTTTCCAATCTTTATGGCGGCGCAGCAGCTGAAAATGCTGAAACATTCCAGGGCAGGATTGATCGATTACGCCAGGGATTTGAGGAAGCAAAAGAATCAATTGGTGAAGCATTATTACCAATCATTGAAAAGATGATCGGATACATTTTTCAATATGGTGTTCCAATAGTGAATAAATTTAGAGATGCCTGGGATGTGGTTAAAAATGCAATTGATAAAAATCGAGAAAATTTTAAAGAATTCATTGATTTATTGCAAACTTATGTTTTGCCAATTTTGGGTAAGGTATTCAGTTTTTTGGTCGATGTCGGTGGAAAAGCAGCGGCATTCATTATAAACACATTTGGCGCAATTGCAGGAGCAATCACTCCAGTAATCAATTTCATCATTGATGCAATCAATTTGGTAATTCGAGGATTAAACATAGTGAAACCTGGATCAGATATTGGTTATTTGAACGGTATTGGATCATCATCAATTGATAGTTTTAGATCGGGTGAGCGTGGGGACATAACAGGAACCACCGCAGTCACTCCATCAATTCCAGCAATCCAATCACCATCATTTGCACCAGTGACAGGCGGAGCAAGTGGATCATCGGCTGGAGTAGATGCATCAAATGTTTTTGGTAAAGCATTGGGTGTGATTGGAAATGTTGGATATACCGTTCCATCGTCTTATTATTCAATGACTGGTCGAGATGCACCAGGATCATATCAAACTCCAATGAGTTACAACATCACAATCAATGGAGCAATTGATCCAGTTGGAACCGCCCGCACGATCAATTCATTGATTCAAAATGAAGCATCAACTGCAGGTGCATTCATTGGATTTGGCGGATCGCAAGTCATTGCACCATTTACGCCATGACCTGGAATTTAAATGGCACGGTGACCATTGATGGCACCAGTTACACATCGGATTCATTGGCAAATGTTTTGATTCAGTATGGCCGCACTACCGTTTGGGAACAGCCAAGAGCAGGTTACGCAACCGTTCAAATTTTAAATGCAAACAATTTTGATCAACCATTTGACATTGGCAATCCAATGGCAATCACCCTGGATGATTCATTGGGAAATCCAGTGACAGTTTTTACTGGCAAGGTAACAAGCATTTCAAACAGCATCAATGCATCAGGTGATTTGGGTCAAGTAGTAATTCAAACATTGACCGCAATTGCACCATTTGCTGACATGGCACGCGTGGTGGTTGGAACCACCGCTTATCCAAAAGAATTTGATGATGATCGAATGAGTCGAATTTTTACTGAAACTGGAATTACGGTTGATGCAATTGATCCAGGAATTTATGAATTGACTGCCCGATCTGCAAGCGCATCCGATGGTTACTCATTAGCAGCCTATTATGCACAAATGGCATTTGGATATATTTATGAAACTACGGATGGCAAGGTCGGATTTGCCAATGAATCCCATCGGTTAAATGATGTCCAAAATAATGGATATTTTAACATTCCTTTAAATAACATTTTATGGCGTGGGGTTCAAAGTGACCGATCCTTATCAGATATAACAAATTCGATTTTTTTAACTTACAAAAACAATCAATCAGTTTTTGATAATGATCCAACATCAATTGGATTTTATGGCACCCGCGAAGGTTCAATTTCCACTGAATTGGAAAACACTGCCGATGCAGTTTTTCAAGCGAGCAGATACATTGGAATGCGGGCTTATCCTCAAACCAATTTGTCCTCATTTACAATTCAGCTCAATTCCAATTTTGTTTCATCAGGGGATTTGGATGTCTATTTGGGCATGTATATGGGCAAACCCATTGAAATCCTGAATTTGCCGATTCCAATTCTCCACATTGCATACCGTGGATTTGTTGAGGGTTGGACTTTAGAATTTACACAAAACGAGGCCAGGATGAATTTGCGCACCACAGATTCCACATTTTCCATTGTTCCGACACGCTGGCAGGATGTTGATCCAGCCCAGCAATGGGATGATGTTGCGCCTACAATTGCCTGGTATCAGTATGAATAAGGAGCAATAATGGCAACCAGTCCGAATTATGGATGGCCTGAACCAAATGACACCGATTTTGTCAAAAATGGTGCCGATGCAATGCGCACTTTAGGTGATGCCATTGATTCAACAACCAATCAAATTGAAAATTTCAAAGGTCTAATTCCACATCCATTCCTATTGATGGGAGCATAAAATGGCAACAACAAATTACAAAGTCCTGGGACAATCTGCACCTGCTGACACAAACAATGCAAATCTTTACACAGTGCCAGCATCAACGCAAACAATTGTTTCAACACTGGTGATTGCAAACACCACCACAGCAGATGCAACATGTCGAATTTTTGTGCGCATTGCGGCAGCAGCAGCGGCAACATCAAATGCAATTTTGTATGACACAATCGTGCCAGCAAATGGTGTTTATTCATTAACTTTAGGAATTACATTGGCTGCAACTGATGTGATTACAGTGCGAACTGGAACTGCTAATGCATTGACATTTTCAGCATTTGGAAGTGAGTTGGCATAATGGCGATTAATAGAATTCCAGCTAACGCAATTCAAAAGGTTCAAGAATTTACAAGTGGAACCACAGCCTGGGTTGCGCCATCGGGTGTTTATACAGTAGATGTGTTTATGGTTGCAGGCGGCGGCGGTGGTGGTGGAACAGCAGGAACTGCGCAATTATCAGCAACTGGCGGCGGTGGTGGCGGTGGAGTAATTCAAAAAACCATTTCAGTTGTTCCAGGAACTTCATACAATGTTGTAATTGGTGGCGGCGGTGCTGGTGGAACTACTTCAGGCACAAAAGGATCAAATGGAACTGATTCAACATTTGGCACCACTTTAGTTGTTGCAAAAGGCGGCGGCGGCGGCGGTGGTGGAAATGGTTCATCAGCAACAACATTATTGGATGGTGCAACTGGCGGTGCAGGTGGTGGAAGTGGAATTTATGCATTGGCAGCAGCAATGTGTGTTGCAGGATGTGGCGGTGGTGCCGGTGGTGATGCAACGCAAGGTTATCCAAACAGTGGCAGTCCATTTCCAGTCAATGCTCAATACAACGCTGGCGGTAGTGGCACGCAGGGTGGTGTAGGTGGAACAGGATTAAAAGATGCTATTGGCGGTGCAGGTGGAATTGGTATAAATGGTTTTGGTGGCGGCGGCGGTGCTGCACCTCATGCAACGACAGCATTAACTGCGGCAGTATCATCAGGCGGCGGAACAGGTGTTCTCAATGGAACTGGTAATGCTGGGACAGTTAATACTGGCGGCGGTGGTGGTGGAACATCAACAGGCGGAACAGCGCGAGCAGGCGGTGCTGGTGGATCAGGCTATTGCAGATTGGTATGGTGGCAATAATGGCACATTTTGCAGAAATTGATTCTGAAAATAAAGTGATCAGGGTTTTGGTGGTTCCAAATGAATTTGAAAGTGATGGACAAAATTATTTGGCAAATGATTTGGGAATGGGTGGCACCTGGATTCAAACATCCTACAATGCAAAAATTCGCGGAAAATACGCGGGCATTGGCGACATTTATGACAAAGAAAATGATCAATTTGTATCGCCAGCCGTGATTGATGAAATCATTGAGGATGATGTTTAGTCAAAATGGTTGGCCTGCATCACCTGATCAAAAAACAATCGGGATCGGGTCATTTCTAATTCCTGGAACAAAAATTAAATTACGATGCGCGGAAAAAATTGCACCATTATTGGTGACTTTTGCAGCTGATTTTCATCAACACATTGAACCAATCGATGAAGGCAAATTGGATGATTGGGGTTATTGCTTTAGAAATGTTCGAGGATCATCAGATAAATTGAGCAATCATTCAAGTGGAACCGCAATTGATTTAAACGCAACAAAGCATCCATTGGGTCACGCTGGAACATTTACACAAATGCAAACTGCACTGATCCAGGCACTATGCAAAAAATACGGTTTAAGATGGGGCGGATCATTTTCACGCCCTGATGAAATGCATTTTGAGATTTCATTGAATGAAGCGGGATGCGCTGCATTGATTGAAAAATTAAAACTACCGAAAGCGAGTTAAAATGAAAAATGCAAAGGCAATTTTAGCCAGTTGGTTGAGATCATACTTAGCAGCTGCCCTGGCCGTTTATATGGCAGGCGGCACATTGAACCAAATGGCAATGGGTGGATTGGCAGCCGTTTTGCCAGTGATATTGCGTTGGGTTAATCCTGATGACAAATCATTTGGAGTCGGCAGCAAATAATGAACACAAATGAATGGGTTGCGGTGATCGGGTGCGCTATTGGCCTGCTCACTGCAATCTATTCAGTGATGAAAATGGTCACCAAATCCATTTTGGCCGAATTGCTGCCAAATTCAGGAAAATCAATGCGTGATGAATTAAGGGTTTTAAGTGCCAGGATTGATGAGATTTACAGGATTTTGAGCCAAAAATAACTCCCAGGCGTGTTGGTCATTGCCAGGTGTCAGTGCCTGGTGCCATACTGATTCAAATCCACCGTATCGGGCGGGGGATGGAATCGGGAGCAATAAATGACAAATGAAATGATAAATGGTGCGGCCTTAGTTTTTGGGGTCGCTATTGGCCTGCTGGCGGGCTTTAAAATAGGTTTTAAGAGGGGCGATGTTCAGGGCAGCCGCAGGGGTTTTGCCAGGGGTATTGCCGTGAGCCGTGACATGGTGGCAAGGATTTCAAATGGCACTAGATAATTATGAGAGTGTTGCCGAGCGAATCGAAAAATTTTGGGTTCGCTGGCCAAATGGCCGAATCGATGTCAAACTGATTTTTCAGGATGGCACGCGCTACATAGTCCAATGCGATCTTTATCGCGACATGGCTGATTTGATTCCATTTGCATCAGATTTTGCTGAGGAAATTCGAACTATGCAAAATAAATTTCCATTGGAAAACTGCACTACCAGCGCAATTGGTCGCAGTTTGCACACTGGATCAATCAGCAAATTCAGTGAGGGCATTCCCCGCCCATCCGCTGAGGAAATGCGCAGGGTTAATTTAACCGTGGTTCCAGCAGCTGAAATTTCAGAATTAACTCCATTGGGAAATGCCCTGGATTCAATGGTTGAGCAGGTTTTAACCAATACTCAACCACAGCAATCACCACAGTGCGTTCATGGTTACATGTTGCCAAAAGCAGGCATCAACAAAAAAACAAACAAACCGTATTCAGGATTTGTTTGTGGATCAAAAACCAATACCTGCAATGCGATTTGGAATTAACATGGGCGGAATATCATTTACACGCAATGGAGTAACTACTCACATCACCGCTGATGAGCAAGTTTTAACCAGCAAACAGGCAACTGAATGCGATTCATGTTTTGAGCCATTTCCAAATGCAGACATGGTGCGAATAATCGACAATCGATTGATCATTTGCCGTGGCTGCTATTTGAAACACATCCGCAGATGATTGACATTCAACTGACCCTGGCTGATGAGGTATTGGCCGCCAGGGTTGGATTGGAGCGCACCGAATATTCCAAAATAAATGGCCATTCCCATTCATTCGAGATTTCAAAGCCCGGCAATTATTTCAAAACCATTGAAGCCGCATCGGGTGCGGTTGCAGGTGAAATTGCCGTGGCTAAAGCCCTGGGGATCAATGATTTCAAACCGACATCAAACACATTTAAATCATGTGCTGACATTGGTGAAAACATCGAGGTCAAATGGACTGCCTGGGTTGGTGGTCATTTGATCATTCATCCGAAGGATCGGGACACTGACATTGCGATCCTGGTGGTTGGTGATTCTCCGAATTTAAAGGTGGTCGGATGGTTGCCAATCATTCAGGCTAAACGCCCAAAATATAAATCCAGCAAGGATGAATCCTGGTGGGTAAGTCAGATCAATTTACATCCAATTGAAAATTTACAAAGGAGCAATTATGGCAATGTATCAATATGAATGCAGCATTTGTTTAAACATTGAAAAAACAAGTGGCAGCACAATGAAAACATTGAAAACTGACTGGAAAATCTTTACTGATGAATTGCGTGATTTGCCACCTGGACTCAAATTGATGGAGTGCCAGGGATGTGGATCATTGGGCATCAAAATGATTCCATCAACTGACCCAAATTGGAATGAGCAAAATCAGCTGCGGGAAAAGTGGCTGGCCGAAAACCCAGGGGCTGATTACCCAGGCTGGATATCGATATGAATCAAAATTCTGAAGGCCAAAAAACTTCATGCGGGCTGACCTGGGGTTTTGCTAAGGACTTGACAGCACCATTAGGATCGCCAATGCCCGCTGGAGATGCGGAGCAAAAAATCTCCAGGTGCGGCATCCTCATGGGAGTGGTGTGTTTATTGCTGATGCAACTAAACAGCGTGCAAATAAGTTGGTCAAAAACACCAGTGGATTATTACAAACTTTATGCACACTCATTGGTTATTGATTACAAAGAATTTCAATGCCTGGAAAAATTATGGACAAAGGAAAGCAATTGGAATCCAGCAAGCCATAACAAATCAGGTGGAGCATGGGGTATTCCTCAAATGAAAAACAAAAAACTCAAAAACATGGATGCATTCACGCAAATCGAATGGGGTTACAAATACATCAAAAACAGGTATCAGACTCCATGCAAAGCCTGGTCATATTGGATGATTCATAAACATTACTGATGATTACCGTATTGATGGGCGCACCAGCAGCAGGCAAAACCACCTGGGTGCAAAAAAACAAAACAGGATTTGAACACATTTATTCAACTGAGATGGTTCGCATCGATAGGGAAATTGATGTTGATTATTACATGGCCAGCATTAGGAGCAAAGCGATCCAGGCAGCTAAAAACGGAAAAGACATCATTGCCGATGGCACACATACCATTGACCATCACAGAGCATTTTGGTTGAACATTGCAAAACGATTGGAGATTGAAACCAAGTTGATTATATTTGAAACTCCATTGCCATTGCTGATTGCTGGTAATGCTAGGAGATCACACCCATGTCCCAATGATGTATTGTTAAAGCATCACAAAAGAATGCAGATTGCCAAAAGGATTGTTATGCGGGAAGCCTGGGATAGCGTGGAAAAGGTGGTCAGGTAGTGTCAAAGGCATGGCGGAATGGAAGCGGTAAAGGCTGGAGATTGATTAGGCAACGCATCATTCAGCGTGATCAGGTGTGTCAGTTATGTGGCCAAGATCAAGGGCAAATGCATGTGGATCATATAATCCCAAAATCAAAAGGCGGCAGCGATATGGATTCAAATTTGAGATTATTGTGCCAATCCTGCAATTTACGCAGGGGGGCTGCCTTTTTTGATGCAGGTTTAACAC